CATGGCGAGCTCCATAAGTGCCTGAGCGGACGCCTGCTGCCCAAGTGAGCGGAGCGTGCCGGCAAGCGCGTTACGAGCGGCCCTGCCAGACGCCTCTGACCAGGCCCGCTCGCCAGAAATCACTCGGTCTATAGCATCTGCGTAAACATTGAACGCGCCCGCGCCGAGGTCAGAAACGAGCATTCGACCAAGCCGTTCGGCCTGCATCTCGAACTCCTCCGAGACGAAAAAGCCGCGCTCCATAATCAAATACTCCTGCTCCAGCGCCTCGATTACCGGCTTCTGTTCCTTCCCGAGCGCCTCGAGCGCCTTGATCTCTTTCTCGATAGCGGCGATCCGGTCAGCGCGGGCGCCTGTGGAGCGCACGAAATTCTCGGACTCGCGGCGCATCGACCCTTCTCGGGAATCGCCGGTTCGCTTTTCCTCGGCCGCGAGCGCCTTGAGGTGATCCAGGTGTTCCTTGGCTGCAAGGCTTTGTTCCTTCTCAATGACAGCAAGCTGCTTTAGCTTTTCTGCCATCACGCCCGTGGCGCCGGCAGAGCGGAGTCGGATCGCGATCTGTAGTTCCTCGTCGCGCAGAATCGAGGTCATGCGACGCTCGCCCGCCTCGGCTGCCAGTGCGGCTGCTTCTCGTCTAAGTGAGATGAGCTGGGCGACGATGGCTCCGATGCCAACTCCGATCGCGGCAACCGGGTTAAGCAGCAGCGGAAAGACAGCGGCCATCGACGTGACGGTCCCGATACTCACGGTGCCGGTCGAGTTGAACTCGGAGAACGCCTTATCCATCGAGTCAACAGCGTTGGCGCCCTGAGAGAACCCGGCGCGCATTTTCTGGCCGGCCTGGTGCAACTCAGCCATCTGTCCTTTGACCTTGCCGTCGCCCTGTAGGGCTATGAGGAGGTCGATATCAGACACGTCCCGACCTCGCCCTGTAGTCGGCTACCGTCGCCCCGACGAACTCAACCGCCTCCTGAAACAGCCCAGGAAGCCACGCTGCTCGCCCCAGAGACACCGGGTGCAGCCCGCGATCCTTGATGTTGTTGAAAGCCAGGATCATTTCAAACGCCTCTCCGGGTATCACTAGGTATGGACACTCGCCTCGCCAGATCCCGTCCGAGTCTTTCCATGGCGTTGTTCCGTCGTTTTCCTTCGGGAACCCCTGGCGGCATTGGCTGCACTCGTGGCGCGGTTCGTTGAACGTCAGTCCGACTGCTTCTCGGACGCTCTTTTTTTTTCCTCTGTCATTACGTTGAACACAATGGCCCGCATGGCCACCGTAACAAGAAGGCCGGACCTGCGAAGAACCCCGATGGACTCGTCGGACAGTGCGGCGTATTCGCGTCCGTCCATCTTCACCATCTCGACCGAGGACGGTATTCCGCCGTCCTCTACCCAGCCTCGAACCCCCCACTTAACGGCGTCGCGGCACAACTCCCACGTAAGCCCGGACTGAATAACGAACTCGTCTGGACTTAGCGCAGGGTCCGCCTCTGGCTTAGTCAGGACCGGAAGGCGCGACCTAATCTGTATCTCGGGCAGTGGCGGCCAGAACCCAAACTCGAAAACGGGGCCTGTCCCCTCAGGGATCTGGTGCTTTTCTGTGGCGTCTGGATGAACTGCCAGCCAGGGCATTCAGGATTTCCTCGACCTAGCAAACGCGTGCTGGCGACGGAGGCGTTCCTTGATCCTCTTTGTGAGGAACTTGGAAATAATGTTGCGTTCCTCTTTTGTCGCTTTCACGAACGGGGTTTTGGACTGGTTTACGTAGGCGTATTTGGGAGCCGCAACGAAGCCGATGGTGGCTCGGTTTTGTTTCACCTCAACCACCCTGCGGCTGTTCATCATTCGGCCCGACTTATTAAGGGTGCGGACCGACCGGCCAATCTCCTCGGCGTAAGCCTTTGAAAGCCTCTTCATGCTTCGGCCCCGGCTGCCGATCCCTTTAGCGATCCGCTCTTTCTGAAGGCTCAGGGCATAATTCGCCGCCGCCCGCATGTCGTCCTCTGTGACAAACTTTTTCAGTTCGCCAATATCAAGGACTCGGACGGTGATCGGCACGGATCACCCAACCGCCAGGTAGAGCGCCGCCGGCCCCGCCGTGATAGAGGTGGGCGAACCGTCATTCTGGGTCAGCGCGTCGAACTGGACTTCCGTAGTGCCGACGCCTCCGTCGTCGCCTCTGGCAACCTCGCGCCGCTGAGCTCTGGGCGCATACCAGGCGACGGTGCCGAACAGCGCCGTGCCAAGCTGCTGGAACAGGGTCGTCGTCGTTCCGGCTGTCCACGCGGTGAAGTGCGCGATGGAGGAGTGGACCTCGTGGACCTTGAAAGAGCCGTTCGGCTTATAGTCAACGTGTGGCATCCCGTAGATGCCGGTCGAGCTGTTCTGGCTGATCTTGGGGGACAGCACGGCGCCGAGATCCCACCCGATATCGAATGCGTTGGTCAGGGTCCCGCCGATCTTGAACTTGCTGGACAGGGCAGCCTTAGGCGCCGCCGTGTCGTAGGTCGGCGTCGGGCGAGTTCCGTCCGTAACCTGCGACCAGGACCACGCCTGCAGGTCGAAAGACAGCATCGGGATCGAGCCGGCGCGGGGAGAGTCGTATTTCACGTTGCCGCGGCAGCCCACCAGCTTGTCGGCCTGTCCGGCGCCGCCGTCTGCGTTGTGCCACACCTCGAGGGTGCAGGAGTTGACGCCGGCCGGCGGGAGAAGGATCTGATACGTCCGCATTTCCTTAACGTCCGCGTTGTCCGCGGGGGTGAAGGAAAGCGCGGGCTCAATCGTGATGGTTGTCCCGTTCGGAACCGCGCTGATCCAAGCCGCCTCGAACGCCGCGCTGCCGTCCGACGTTTCGACCATGATCATGTTGCCGACGGTGAAGCCGGTGGAGTCGTCAACCACCAGGCTGGTGCTAGTGCTGGTGCCGCCGTTGATCTCGTTCGACGCGGTTCCGGCTGCGACCGACCCAAAGCAGGCGGTAAGGAGCGCGTCAACCTCGCAGGTGTTGGTCGATCCGTCGCCCTTGATCTCAGCCTGAAACGAGATGCCCGGCGCAGTCTGGGCGCCCGCCACGCCGTCGCGCAGCCCAGGAGCGCCCTGATAGGCGCGCTGGTGGAAATCCTGCTGGAGCTTGAGCGCAATCGCCTGGGCCAGCACCGCGTTGCCGGCGGCCGGCGTCGGGTTGGTGCCCTCGGTGATTTCGACTTCAGCAAACAGGGTCGCGTTTTTGCGGATGATATCGGCCACTGGTCAGGCTCCTTACGAAAGGGCTGCGGAAACACGAAAGCGAACGCGGTATCGAATGGTCCCGAGCGTTCCGGATTCCAACTGCTCAAGGGACCAACCAAGAGGCTCAATCAGGACAACCGACGCGCCCCAGTTGGAGCTCTTGAGCATCGTTGTCTGGATGTTCTGGATATCGTCGGCAATCGTCGCCGTGTGCGCTTCCTCGTCTATGTCCAGCATCCAGGAAACGACGATCCGGATCTCTGCGAAGTCTCCGTAAAGGGCGCCGGAACCCGCCTCGGGGCCCATCTCGCCGCCGCCAGACTGCCCGACTAGGACAGCGAAATACGTCTTGTCCGAGTCCGGGGCGTCGTCAATCCGGACGTTCTCGGGTAGGTTAGTGAGGGAGGCCGGCGCCGCCGCGAGCGCGGTTCGCCAAGTCCCCATCGCGGTGGAGATAACCCCCGCCACTAGACGCCATACCGGAACCCGAAGGACCGGCCCCCTTCTTCGCCAGTCTTGGCCTCGGTGGAGGTTCCGTCCGCCGTCCCACTCTGGTCGTAGTCGTAGACCAGGCGTGACCCGAGCGCCTGCAATTCGGTCTGGTAGTAGACGCCGTGGTCGCGGGCGTATCCAGCCCAACGGTCCTCGTCGCTCTTGCGTCGAGCGAAGCAGAGGAGTTCGAGGGCGCGGTGTTCGATGGCGCGGCGCATGTCCTCGGGGTTCATCACGAGGTAGGCACGGTTACCCTTCCCGTCCAGGAATCGGCAAACGTCCTCGAACGCCTGCTTGATGTAGACCTGCGAATTGCTCTCTGCGCTGGTAAGGAGGTCTGTCAGGTCCGAGTGATGGAACACAAGGTCGGCCTGCAGCACGACGTTCCGAAGCTGGACCAGGCAAACGTCGAACAGGGTCCGACCGTCGTAGGTAAGGCTGCTGACCACGTAGTCAACGTCGGCCGTGTAGTTCGCGCCGAGCGTGTCGGCGTTCCCGCTCGCAAGCGCGTAGGTCATGGTGCCGGACCCATCAACCGTCATTGACGCACCCGACACCGGCGTGGTCAGCGCGCCGCCGCCTGGCTTGCGGATCGTGATCGTTGCGGAAGACGGCACAACCTGAGTCCCGGCGCTATACGCAGCGAACGAGAACGTGTAGGCGCGGTCCTTCGTGACCCAATCCCTCGGGCGGGCTGCGCTTACAAAGGTCAGGTCTTGCTGAGCCAGGGGTTAGCCCTTCTTGGAAAGGTCGATAAAGATCCGGCCGGACGGCTTGCCGGGTGCTTCTGGGGGAGGCTTGGGAGCTCGGCGGCGCTTGTTGCGAAGTGCGCCAGCCTCCCGCTTGTTGTCGGTGTCTCGAGCCGCAGAGGCCGCCTGTTCCTTCGCCTCGCCGGAGGTCATGCGGACGCCGCGCTGCTCGTTGTGCTGCTTGATGGCGGACGCCATCGCCTCGACGGAGGCCCTGTTGCGTTCCCGCTCACCCATCGGAGCGGGCCGCCTTGCCCTTAGGGGATGGCGCCTTATTGGCTGCGTCGAAACGCTCGAAGAATTCGGACTTGCCGCGCACCTGGTCCTGATACGCCGCCTTACGGTGCTGCAACTCCCGCTCGGCGCTCTCCGCTCCGTATTCACGGATCTTGGAGAAAACCTGTTCGGACGGTCGCGTACCCTCTGCCTCGGTGGGCGACCGGAAGCCCTTGGCGAGCCAGCCCGGCTCCTGCTCACGGCCGGATTCCTCGGAGTATTCCGCGATCACCTGGTGGCGGCGCTCGACGGATCGACCCACGATGACGGGGACAACCTTGTAAGAGCCGTCCAGTCGCCACGCCTGGAGCGAGTGGCAGACGCCATCCCGGTGCCCTTCCGAGCACGAACGGTGGTCGCCCTTCCAGACCGGAACCTTTCGGATGGACTGGTTGCCACTGACAGCACCACCAATAGTGCGAGCCTCGGAGATGAAGGACATGGAACTCCCGGATGTTGTGATACCGGGGCGGCCCGGTTACCCGAGCCGCCCCGTATCGGTTACTCGTGGTCGGTGATGATCGAAACGCCGGCCCCGTCGTGGATTTCGGCCACGCCGTAGCAGGCGGAAACGCCGATCTCGGTGGCGACCATCTTCACGTTACGGATGGTCTCGACCTTGGGATCCCACTTCCACCCGATGGCAAGAGCGCGGTTCTTGGAGAACAGCGCGCCGCCACGGTCGTCAGACCCGCCGCCGCCAGAGGCAGGGCAGTTGCTGTCCGTGAACACGGGGACCCCGAGGAACGTGCCTCGGAAGTTCGGGTTCCCTGCGTAGGTCAGCATGTCCTGAGCCATCGCGCCCGCGAAGACAGGAGCCGAGGAAGCCATGATCTCGGTCTGCACGTCGGAGTACTGGATGGGGTGAAGGACGAAAACCGGGTCATAGAGCTCGTTCGCCGCCATCAGCGAGTAGTACGCCGAGAGGAGGTTGGCGATGCTCAGGTTGACCGTGGTGGCGCCGGCGGTGGTGTTGAAGTTGTCCAGGAGCGCCGCGGCGTCGGTGTCGATCTTGTTCACCAGCGCGCGGGCGAAGTTCGCGAGCGCCTGAGGAACATCGAGCAGCGAGCCGGTCGCGGACAGGTCCGTCACGTCACCAGCGAGGATCACGCCGCCAGCCGTCAGGGTGATGGCCGTGGGGTTGATTCCCGTGTTGCTCGCCGCGGTTCCGTCGGTCAGGGTGCCGGCGTCCGAGGTCACCGGGTGCTTGCTGAACTTGGTGACCAGGGTGGGGCCGTCAACTCGGATCTGACGGAAGAACGGTGGGACGACGTAGCCAACTCGAGCCTCGGCCTCCATCTGCATCTGGAGCGAAGCGGTGAGGGCTGCGTCTGCGTCGTGGACGATTTCAGAAGACATTTTCTAGCCTTTCAGCGAACAGGCCGCCCGAACATGTCCAGCTTTGTGGAACCGCCGCCTGCGAGCGCCGCAACCTCTGCCCGTTGCTCCGGGGTAAGGCTGCTAACGTCGGAGGAGCGGACCTTTCGCGGGTCAAAGTTCGACCGGCCGCCCCCAGGGTTGGGGGTCGGGGTATTGAAGGGTTCTCCGCTTTTGCCTGTTTTCCCGAACAGCAGCGGGCTGGATTCCGCGAACGCCTTGGCAACCTCTGCCGCGTTCTTGGCTCGCTCCCCGTCAAGTTCGATATCGCCGAGCGGCGCGATATCAAGCACTCGCGGATCAAACGAAAGGCCCATTCCGCTCAACTCTGCTTGGAGGGAAGAACGCTTGATCGCTCGAGCCGCCTTCTGCTCGCTCGCCTCACGCGCCGACTTCTCCTGCTCGTAGAGCTTCTGGTACTCGCCCTGCTTCTCAAGGCGCTCTTTGTCCGACTTGGCCTGGTTGGCCTTGTAGGAATCGAGCTCCCTGGCGAGTGCGTCGGCTCGGTCCTTCTGAGCCTTCGCTGCCTCCCACCCTTTGCTGTTCTTCTCGGTCGCCGCGTCGTCCGGCTGCTGAGCCGCCGCGGGTTGGGCCGAGCCGGAATTCTGGCTGGCTGTGTTGTCGGTGTTCTGAATGGGGTCGCCCACTGCTGGCGCTCCTGGTCTGGGTTTACTGCTTAGTCGAGGGTGCGGACGGTGTAGACGCCTGTGCTCGGGTTGGTCCCGCTGGCGACGTCGCCGGCCGTCGGATTGCAGAGTTTGATCTTGGCTTCGTTGGCGCCGGTAATCAGGCACTCGAACGTCAGCGCGGTTGTTTCGCTCGAAGGAATTCCGCGAACGCAGACGTCGCCGGTGGCCGCGCCGGTCAGCGTGATCGCAGCCGACAACTTGCAGGTGTTGGCCGCGAGCCCGACAAAGTTTGTCGTCAGAGTTGCGACGTAGCTGTCTTCGAGCAGGGTCCCGCTCGATCCGAACTTGGCGCCGGTCGAGAACGTCACGCCGCCGATATCCCGAAAAGTGGTCGTCGCGTAGACCGCGAGCGGAATGGCAACGATCGCCACTACAAGGAGGAGAAACCGGCGCATTCGCGATCCTTTCGAGAGAGTGGGCACCACCGCAGTCCGTGTAGAAACTACCCTACGCGCCAACCTCGGTCAAGTAAATATTACCCGATCCGTCCCGATTGTGTGTATTTTTTACGCTGCGCCTGCTATCATCGCAGCGGTGCGCCTTTGCTCCTCCTGCGTCAGATCGCGACCCGACCGGGGCCTGTGGTTCCGGGTGGTCGTCCACCTCATCGGCGCGCTGATCGGAAAAACCTGCCCTGGGTGCGGGGGCTTCTTTGAAAGGGTTGGGAATGGCTGACGTAAACGGTGCCGACTACTACCGGACCGGACACATGCTTTCCCCAACGTCCACCCTGGCGCCGCTCCGGATGGTCCAAGACTCCCTGCAGATGGCGAAGGACATAGCCGAGCAGACTCGCCAGGCTGAGATGCAGTGCCGGCTGGACGCCTTCGAGGACGACTACCGAGACACTCTCAGATCACGCATCGCCGCAACGTTCGAGCGCCACAACGCCGACGAACTGAACAAGGTGCTGGACTCGAGTAACAACCCGCTAAAGCGGATCGTCAACGAGATCAGCACCATCTACACCCGTCCCCCGGTATGGAAGTTCGACAACGACTCCACCGCCGCGACGTGGCGCGAGATCATGGAGGGCGCAAACGCGGATGTGGTCTGCCCCGAGATCAACCGGATGGTTAACCTGCTCAACGACGTTCTGGTCTACGTCCGCCCGTGTCAGAACAGATTGGTTCTTAAACTCGTCTTGCCGCAGGACGCCACCGTGTGGCCGGACCCAGACGACCCGGCCATGCCGCTCGCCTGCATGTTTCGCGAGCACGATCCCACCGCGCCAAACTCGAAGCCGGTTTACCACATGTGGGATCGCCGCGAAGGCTCGGCCGGCTACCGGATGTTCGGAGTAGAAGGGCGCCTCGAGAAGGAGCTCCCGAACCCTTACTTTGATTGGGACGGGCGCCAGGTGATTCCCGTCGCCGCATACCACCGAAAGTTTCCGGTCTGGTCGTTCTGGGATCAGACCAGTGGCGACGACCTCTACGAGCTCACCCTGATGCTGGCGATGTGGGAGACGTGGATCAACCACCTGTTCCGAACGGACTCGATCCGGCAGAAATACGCCACTGGACAGATCGACGCCACGGCAGACCAGCAGGGCGGGACCACCAACCTCCTGTCGCTCCGGTCTCCTGACGGAACTCCGGTTAGCGTCGGTGAGTTTTCCTCCCAGTCTGATTGGGCCGGACTCGGCGCGCAGATCACGCGCAAGCTTGAGAACGTCCTGAACAATAGCGGGCTCGCGTTGTCGGACTTCCGAACGTCGGGCGACCCTACCTCCGGCTTTGCCCTCCGCGTCCAGAAGGAAGGACTCGTAGAGATCCGGGAACGCCAGGCGCCGCTATACCGAACGTGGGATCGAAACCTGTATCGCGTCGTCGCATCCGTCTGGAACTTTGAGCGCACCAACCCGCTCAGCCAGATCGAAGGTGCGGAGCTCCCTAAGTCCCGCGTGGACATTCGCTACGCATCGTTCCAGACCGCTCAGACCGTCAGCGAGCGAGCCGAAGAGCTGGCGATGCAGAAGGAGCGAATCTCACTCGGACTCGATTCGCCCATCTCCATCTACCTCTACGAGAACCCCGGCGCCACCGAAGCGGAGGCTCGAGCGGCGATTCAGAAGAACCGGGACGACACCGATTCGCTCAAGCCGCCTGCACTTCCGCCGCCTCCGATGATTCTGCCTGCGGACGCGCAGCCGGAAGCCGAGGAAGACGAATCGGGCGATGCGCCAGTGGGCGGGGCCTAGCGGGTCGTTGTGCCGTCCATCGTTCTCCCTACGCCTGGCCCACACCAGCTAGAGAAGATCAACCACCCCGCGCGACACAAGATCCTGTGCATGGGGCGGCGATGGCAAAAGACCACGCTCGGTATCATCGCTGCGATTGGTGGCCACGGGCCCGGTAAGCAGAATATCGGCGCGCTCGCCGGCGGGAATATCTGGATCATTGACCAGAACCACCCTTCGGCTACGTCCATCTGGCTCGCCGTCCGCGAGATCTTAAAGCCCGCCGCGAAGCACATCAGCGAGGTTAACCGCCGCATCGTCCTCCACGGTGACGGTGCAATCGCCGTCAAGTCCGCCATCTCTCCGAACTCTCTGGTTGGGGACATTCGCGGACTAGATGGCGTGGTCATGAACGAGGGCGCTAAGTTCGCTCCGCTCGTCTGGCAGAAGGCGATCCGCCCCGCACTGTCTGATCGACGCGGCTGGTCGATATGGCCGTCTACTCCCGAGGGGCTGAACTACTTCCACACCCTCTACGAGAACGCAGCGGACGATCCTGACTGGGCGCGGTGGCAGGAAGCGAGCACAAAGAACCCATCCTTCCGCGAATCAGAAATCGAAGCGTCCCGCCGCGAAGGAATGACGGAGCTGATGATCCGGCAGGAATACTTCGCAGAGTTTGTGCTGATGGGCGCGGGCCGCACCTACAACGAATACAGCGCGGACATTCACACGCGGGACTTCGCCCTCGATGACACGTTGCCGCTCGACCTCTGTATCAACTTCGGGATCGCGCCGCCTGCGTGGGTCGTCACGCAAGGCGACCGGGACATGGGACCGGAGCGCGTCATTGACGAGATCCTGCCGTCGGGTGGCGACCCTAGTGTCAGAGCGTTCCTCGACGCGTTCCGGACCAGATACCCGCAGCACGCCAGAGGCGACAACGTGCGCGTGTTCGGAGAGATCACCGGCAAGTCAACCGGGCGATCCGACTACGAGCAGATCCGGGCGGGGCTGAGTCGCGCCAAGCACTATGTCCGCGCCACGCCCTTCAACGAAAAGGATCGCATCAACGCCGTCAACGTTATGTTGCGCGACGCTCACGGCGACGTGCGGGCCTACGTCGGGCAGGACTGCTACCGCACTAAGCGGGATCTCGAGGGGACGCGAAATGCCGAGGCGTCTTTCCGGGTGGACCACAGAACGCCTGGTCTCGGGTATTACGCCGCGGCGTGGGGCGCGAAGCTTGCGTATATCTACCCCGCGCTGCTCGAGACGCTAAAGGCAAGTCGGTCAACGGGGATCTGGGGCAACGGGGCACGGCCGCAGTCCACGCCCGAGGCGCGTAAGGCGCATCAGCTCTACTGGACCGCGGTTACCGCGGGGCGGATCGTGCGACCCAGTGCCTGCGAGCAGTGCAACACGGTAGGTCCGGTAGAGGCGGATCACCGAGACTACAGCAAGCCTTACGACGTGACGCACCTCTGCAAGAGTTGCCACCGCAGGATGCCGCCGGCGGGCGGGACCGTGCAGTCGCGATCGGCCGCGCACTAACTACCCCCCTGGCGCGCGCCACCCCTCGTTCACGTACGTCACCGTGATCGGCTCCGGTCCCTCGTCCTTGGCTGCGTCATCTTCCGCGGCGGGACGCGACCCGAGCTCGGCCAGAGTTTTCGCCGCAAGGTAGCGCGTCCGCTCCTCACCGTCGCGCATCAACTCGGCCAGTGTGTCGTATGCCTCGATCACAAGTGGTCGAAGGTGTTCGGAAAATTCCGCAGCGATTTTTACTGCCGGCCGGCCGCGGCCTCGTGCCGGTCCGGCTGGTTTCACTGCGGAAATTGAGCCGCGTCCACGTTTTCCC